TTTGGTTGTCTTCCCGAATTGCTCGAACAGCTCATGCCATGCAGCGACTGTGGTCCTGCAGTTACAATGGAAAGGCGGATAGTCAAATGATCCTTGCTCTGTATCGAATGGCACATTGACTTCCTGGATTTGACCGCTCGCTCCGATGCAGCAGACTGTGGTGCGGTCATCGATTGCGGCAATGGCCTGTTTCTTGATCCGGGTGTTGATTTGGCTATCAGCACATCTTTTATTGAATGCGCTGTACTGGACTGTGGATGCCGCATTGGCCGACTCTATAATTCCCCACCTGGCGTTGAGTCTGGCCCGCTGTTCTATGGTCTTAAATCGGCTGACTCCTTCGAGTGTCAGTCCGGTTTTGGATACGATCCTGTTTGTTAATTGTTCAATGCCCTCACCTTTGAGAATACTTATTCTCATTTCCTGCCGCATCTGTTTTAGGGTGTCAGACTTTATTGCATCGTTGATAAATACTGTACCCTCATTGACTTTGTTAACCGTCAGTTCGGCCTGGAGTGTATTGATCCTGGCGAAATTCTGGGGATCTAAATTTGTGAAAAATGTCAGGGCTTCGAGTTCGTTTTTGACATATTCATTGCTGATTCCGGAGGCTTCAAGAATTGCTTTGGCGGTGATCTTGTCTACCTGGCCGCCAAGCTGTCCGATCCTGGTTTCGAGGTTTTCATATAATTTCGCATCTCGCAACAGCTTGATCTGGACCATTTCCTTTTGTTTTGCTGTCATGGTTTCGATGTCTTTGAGGTAGGATCCCCATCGGTTTTTAAGCTGTCCGGCGATCTCGGCCCTGGCGGATTCATATGCAATTGAAATGTCCCGGATGGTTGACTTTTCCAGGATCAGCAGGTCGTATGATTTTTGGGCGGATAGTCCTTTCCGGATAGGCGAATCAATAACCCCTTGCGTAAGGATCGTTTTCGCTTTCGCATAATTTAAAGCGGCCATTTATTTTGGCCCCCTATTCTTGGGTTGTTTCTGGCTCTTTATTATCAGGGGTGCTTTTTGTCTTTTTGATCAGGCCTGCCATTCCCTCAAGCTCGACTGCAGATGCTGTTTCCCGTTCCTCAGCTTGCTGATCCATGATCTCGATGGCATCGTTTTCGCTGTATCCGAGCAGCATCAGGGATTTCCTCTGGCTCATCAGCCCGGCTACAAAGTCCTGCCTGATCTCATTCCTATCGGCCACGAACATTGATCCGAAGTTAAAATAAACTGTCCGGTTCGGGTATATCTTTTTTGGATCGACTTGATACCAGGCCTTGCCTGATTCCATGATGGCCTGCATGTCCATCGTTTTATCGAATACCTCGACATATCCTTTTGTCAGTTCCTTTTGTATCCTGGTAAAAACTCCATCGGTTTTCCGGTTGATGATCTCAAGTGCATATCCGCTCGGGGCCCCTATTCCTTTAAAGTCCTGGATGTCCATTCTTTGAAGTCCCATTTTGCGATACATCTGGTTTTCGATGGTGTCCTTTTGGTTATTGATCATGGTGATATCTGTTGGCATGGTTATTGCCTTTACGTCCACCGCTGCCGGGAATACCCAAAAGTCATTTGCTTCACCACCCAGGTTGAGATTATTCGCATTGATGTTAACCACGTCTCCAAAGACTGCGGTATGTGCTGTTGAGTTGTATTTTGCGATCAGGTATTCTAACTGGTTTACGCTGTTGTACCGATCTGCATCACCCACCAGTCGCTCCACCATGCTTTCGCCGAATGATTCCCGGACTCTTTTCCGGATGGCGATGATGTGGATCAGCGGTATAAACGGAATGTTTAACATCCTGGACTCTATCGGGTCCTCATCGATGTCATTGTATTTTAGGTACACGCATTCCGCAAATCCTTCTGATGTCTGGCCAAGTGTGTAGATTTCCTTGTACTGCACATTCCTGTCCAGCTCCGCTACGTATTTTGTCTGGTTGATGGTGCAGCGGATCATCTTTTTATAATTGTCCTGGCTGTATTCCGGATCAACCGATTCGGCATCATACGGAATCATCCGCACGATCTGATCGGCCTCATCCCATTTTAATAAAATATAAGATTCTGCTGATACTAACGCTTCTCTTGTTAAGTCCGGTGCATTCAGTTCCATGTCCGATTGTTCCCATATGTTTAAAAATATTGTCTGTTCCTGGGGTGGCTCATCGGCTGGCTCGCCGCTTGCAATTTCCGCATCGGATTTTACCTCGATGTTTAAATTCTCTACAAGCTGATCCGTTATAAAATCTATTCCTTCCTCTATCACTCCGGAATATGAATGCTGCCTTAAATGTTCTGGAAGTCTTTTATCGGGAGTAAGTGCAAGTGCCTGGCGGACTGTCTGGTTATCCTTATCGTATTGCTCGCCCTTGTAGTAAAGCCAGTACTTGATGTATTGCTGTATCTTTAACGATCTTTGTTCCTGTGCTGGGGCATTCTTTGTATCATCAATTATTGCCACAGCATTTCGGCCCGTTGCCGGGTCCGTTACTTGTACGCTCTGCATTAAATTTCTCGACCTCCCCTCATATTAAGTCTTCCGGCTCTGATGACACTACCTATCAGTCGCTTGATTCCTATTTCGGCTTTCCACCAGGCGATGATGGTGTCATCGTGTTCACCGACTCCTTCCAGTTTATCATCTTCCCATCCAAAGGACAAAGCTTCGCCAAGCCAGATGTCTGTCATGAGTTTGGAATGATCGTCACCTCTTGGAATCGTATATAAATGATTTGTAAGTGGAATTAAAAGTGATGGGACCCCATTCTGCAGATCCTTTTTGGCCCCTTTGGTAAAATGCGGATAGACTGGCAGGCCTGGATAGATGTCCTTGCCTTGCTCCACCCATAAGTCCTGGTTCATATCGGCCTCGATGATTATAAATTTATCATGGTATCTGGCATAATGTTCCGCTATCATCTTGAGCTGGTCTGAGAATGATATCCCTTTTTCACGGGTGATATTTAAGACGTGCCGCATTCGTGTGGCCTTGTCATATCCTAATGTAAAGCCCACCAGGAAATCCGCCCCTATCTTTTCCGATCGGGCGATGTCCCATCCGGTGACTGTTTCCCATGTTCCGCTGTAGCTCTGGACCATGACTGCGTTCATGTCATAATTCTGTTCCATCAGCCAGGATGGAAACAGCGAGGATATATTGGATCGTGGCTTGGAGAGGAATTCCTTGTCATAGGCTATTGGGCCGATGTCGAGTTTTTTCTGCAGCAGGCAGCCAAGTCCATCGATGAATGCCTGGCAGGTTTCGCATATCTCATTGCAGGTTTCCGGTAGTGCTACCAGCGGATATCTTTCTTCCCATAGTGCTTTCATGTATTCCACTCCAATGTTACCTCAGTCCTGGGGCGCTTTCTGTCTATCTCAATATCTACCCGGCCAGGCCTGGACACGTATTGCTCTGTATCATTGTCAATTATTTTAGCATAAATTAAAGCATCTAACAGCGGTTTTATTATTATAGGTTCAAAATTGCTTTCGTCCCTGGTTCGGATCATCTCAAAATAGATAATTATTTTTGTGATCCATATATGATCCCGGTGCATCGGTATCTTTATTTGGCCTGCCTCTGAAAGCAGAAAAAATATGTCATTGATCCATTGCTGTTTTTCCTTATGCCATTTGGACCAGTGCATCCGTTCCTGGCGGTTCATGCTGACCGGCACGTATGGTATTATTAAAATCCTGGATTGCCTCAGTAGTACGCTTTCCATTTTCCTGCCTTTACTTTCCGGTAATAGATCCAAAATAAAATTAAATATAAAATCATTTTTTGCGCCTCATTTAAGAATTTAGAATTTAGTTTCTGGTTCGGCTGGCGATTCCATCACCGATGTCAATAACATCTGCGTTTTTCGGCTGGCCTGGAATGATCAGTTTGTTTGTATTGCTGCCCGTCATCTGCACGATCCTGGCTTTCCTGATCTTGTCTTTATTCTTTTCCATGTTCCTTATTTCCTCATCCACCAGGAGAAAGTAAATGTCCTCATACTCGTTTGTTTCGGCCAGGCCTTTTTTTTCCATGAGCTTTAGGAATGCCAGACGTCTTAGGTTTTCGATATTGATATTGAATTTCTGGACTCCGGTGTATTTGCCGAGTTCCTGGATACGCTTTTGCATGTCTTTTTTTATCTGATCGATCCTGTAGTTTCGCTTGCCTTGATCCTCTTTGGGGACAATCCTGTAGAGTTCCTTGTTTGAGGCATTGGTTTCAATGTCCAGTATTTTTTCCAGCATGGTATTTCCTTTCTTTAATATTCATCCTTTATGATCATGTCTGGCCTGGTCCCGTATTGTACCCTGGGCCTGTATGGTTTTAGGTCCCGGACAAGATTTACCTCAATTATGAATTTCAGGTTCGCTTTCGACTGTGGTTTTTTGTGGAACATCTCCTTTATTGCCATCTTTAAGAATGCCAGGCCGACTGTGGCCATGCCCCTTATCCGGCTGTCGACTGATATCGTGACTGTCAGTTCGCTTAGACTTGCCATTGTCTTTTCCTTTACTCATTGTATGCCAAAACTTTTTAACCCAGTATGTCTGGTAGGTTGCTATAAATTCATCGTTTTCTGCATTGAACGGGACTCCATGATATTCCATGATGATCCTGGCCAGGTGCAGGGTTTCATGAACCATTGTGTAATAGTTTTGCCTGCTGTCAACCCATACCAGAAAACCACCCGGCAGCAGGCTGCCTTTATCAGCAATCTCGGCTGTCTTTCCCCGGTGTTTGTCTGTCAGTTCCAGGCCCTTGCAGAAATTCTCGGCGGCATCCTGGTCCCCTGTCATCAGGTAAATGTCATCATTAAAAAGCGGGCAGACATACCTTACTTTTAAGTATTCCTTTTTCTTAACTTTTTTGCCCATTCCTAACCCTTCTTTTTGGCGATTGCTTTCTGCAGCTTTAAGGGGAGTTTGGATTTTTGCTTTGCAGTCAGTTTTCCTTTTGCCTGTGTCTTTTTCTTGGATGCCATTGTATTCACCCCCTTATTAAATAAAGCCCTGCCTTTTTTATTTAACATTTCCCGGTTCGCTCTTTGGATTTCATACAGCCGGAGGCCTGTTTCCCGGAAGTCCTGGCCGCTTGCATATGTTTCTGGAAACGAACCATAAAATCTTGTCTGATTTTCACCCTGCAATTTCGTCCTCAACTTCCGCCGAGTATATTTTCATCTTGTATGACGGATTATCTTTCATACTCATCAGTAAGTCCAGTTCATGCTGGACTGTTCCCTCCAGGATCATGGCCGATGTTGGCTTTGCCATATTGGTTACTGTCTGGCTCCACCATTTCTTTATCTTTTCCCGGCCTTGATTGGTTTCTGAGTTTGAGTCATTTAAAACATCATCACCGATGATCAGATCCGGGTGCGCCCCTCGAACGCTCGCTCCGGCCCCACGCCCGGTGATCCTGAATCCGTTCCGCAGCTTTTTTTCCATAACATCGTTCTTTAACATTCTGTATGTCAGTTCCGGATAGACTCTGCTTATTTCAGTATAGCATCTATCCACCATTTCGTTCGCTTGCGGCTGCGTATCTGAAAATATAAAAACCCATTTCCAGCCGAGTTCCATTCCGTACCTGGCCAGGTGTGTTACTGTGGAAACCACAAATACCTCGCTCTTGGCATGATCTCTTGGGGCGATTACGCAAAGTCTACGCAGGCCGCCGAACAGCACATTATTTATAAGTCCGTACCATTCCTTTATGTGAGGCGGATTATAAAACCCTCTTATGTTTTCCGACCAATAATCCAAATCATATTTTAGCGAACCCTCATGGAGTAGTGCCTGGCTTAACCGTTTTAGTTTTTGCTGCAGAGTTTCCGTTTTTTGCTTCATTTAATCTCTTATTCGTATCCTGGATTATTGATGCTAATTTCGCCCTGGGCACATCTTTGAACATATCCTCAAATTCATTTAGCGCCTCCTGGCGTTTATCCGGACTGTCCATTGTACCTTTGAAATCCACGAATTCCTTTTTGGCCCATTGTTCCGGCCATTTCCTTGCCATGAGTTCCATTGCCGCTTTCCAGTCATCTTTTGCCTGGCTGAATACCATTGCTGTTAAGGTGACCTGGGCGGTCGCTTCAGATTGCCGAACCGACTGAAAAAACTGAAAAAATAAAACCTCAGTTTCCGGTATCTTTTTGTTTAATTCCCATAGCTTTTCCGCTCTTGCGCCTCGTTCCAGCCAGAGATAATAGGTTCGTTCCGTTATACCCTCGCTCATGGCTACGTATTTTGCGTAGGCCCCGACTGAGAGCTTCTTTGAAAAGTCCTCAATGAGCTGAGGTGTTAATTTTATTTTTCGGCCTATCTTGGATTCCGGTTTCTTTGTACTCATAATTTCACTGCCTTATTTCCGGTAAAGTTTTCCCATCTTTCAATTATGACGTCACAAAACTTGGGGTCAAGTTCCATGCAGAAACAATTCCGGCGCATCATTTCCGCTGATATCATCGTTGATCCGGATCCTGCAAACAGATCCAGGACGTTTTCATTTGCCTGGCTGGAGTTCGCCAGGGCCCTGTTTATCAGTCCTATTGGTTTTTGTGTCGGGTGGACCATTCCTGATCCGGCCTTGCGCTTCATTTCCCAGACATCGGCTTCAAAGCGAGTGTCCTTAAAGTAATGCCTGCCTTGATTCCATCCGTACATTATCGGCGTGGCCTTTAATTCTCTTTTCCGGGTCTTTCCTGTCAGTACCATTTCATGTTTGTATCGGTAGTCATTCCAGCCCCTTGAGGTGTTGTTTTTTACCCATACTATCGGATTTGAGAACAGCATCCCTACCTGGCGGATGGCATATAAAAATATCGGGTAGGATGAGTATCCGCTGCAGACATAATAAACGCCGCCGACTTTCA